ATCGGCTGCACTAGTTGTTACCGAACGCCACTTCAAACCACCTTGAAGCACAGCAGGCTTGCGATGCTTGTAATGTGACTCCTCCCAATTATCCCTGATCTGTTTCGCTTGCTCAGGTGTTATCGCTTGATCTGTTTCCAAAACCGATGACGGTGTTGCGCCTTCACCATAAAACTGTGCCAAGAACCTATCCATCGCAAGACCCATACCGACTGTGTTGCGCATGGTTTCCAAAGGTGACAAACCTTTTTTGTAGTTCGGCAGAATCATCCAGTGGATAGCAATGATGTCATCGGATGAAAATTGTTCTTTACCGATCTGATAAAAAGTTTCGCTTGTATCTGTGTCTGTAATGTTTTTAATTGCGTTCGGATGTATGTTGCGCATTTCAACAGGGAAACCATTTGATCCTCTTGGCGCATAAATGTATGCGTTGCCATGAATGGTGAGGGTGAGCATTGTTTGGTGAATGAAGTCAAACATTGTTTGTCTGTCATTCGGTTTCATCAACACAGATGGCGTTGGGATGTTCTCAATTTTGCCTCTACGGTTACGCACTACCTCAATCGGCATAGAGGCAACCGAATCAGCGAGGATACTTACGGCAGCAAGAAATGCGCTGTGAGCAAACGCAGAAGTTTCATTAACGATCTCGCCTGACCAGTTGTTGTAGTACGGGCGTGCAGTTATCTGGTATGGGTCAATGCTTGTAGGCAAAGCACGCTGTTCAGTCCGTTTCCATAAACTCATGCTGCCAAGCCTCCACCGATAACCATCAGAACGCCTGCAACAATAACACTAACGGGAACATTGAAACAGCCGATGCCGACAACAATCAAAATGCCACCCACAATTTCTATTGCTGTTGTAATAGTTTCTTTTTTGTTCATGACCAAATATCCAATACTGTCGCTGAGGTTGGTGTAACGGGTTTTGTTGTTGCACGATCTAACGCCATAACCATAGCAATACAAGCGTCAATTTTTCTTTTAGATTTGCCTTTAGATAAACGCCACCCTGTATCTGTCATCCGTTGTGCGGCAGAAAGCACTTGATCTGTGAATGTTGGTGAACCATCGTGAGCGATCTTTCGGTTCACAATCATTTCGTAGGCGTTACCACAAGCAGGGATCATGCGTGCGCCTGACTGTGGGAACTCCACCATCGGTAGCCCGTCATCAGATAAGGCTTCTGCGCTGCGTTGAAAATAGGCAGGGTCAAACGCAAACTCCTGTACCTGAAACTGGTTATGTAGTTCACGCAAATAATGTTCTACAGCCACAACATCAACACCTTCTAGTTCGGGCTGCCAAATCTTTGAGCGCACAACAACCCGATCTGCTTGTGGTTGAGCAACACACACAGCAATCGTGTCGTGCTTTAACGCCATATCAATTCCAACCCACACAGGCAGTTCAGGATCAAACTGTAAATCAGATACACATTGTTCCCAAGCACCTACAGGTAGCCACGATTCTTGTGACCGAACCCACTGATTCAAACGCCATCTGCGCATACCCATCTCTGATGTTTGTTTTACTGCTACAGCCAAGTCATCTGGGTCAAGTAATCCTTCAGCCAAGTTTGGATTAGAAACCTGCCACGCCTTCCGATCATCTACTTTGCAATCCTCTGGTGCTTCCCACCACCAAAAACCAAACTGATCATCCTCTACTTCTCCTGAAGCAACTTGTTTCCCGTACTGATACAACTTCCCTGCTAACGAATCCAAGTCATAACCAGCAGTAGTGATACTTACTGTTAATGGTTCTATGCGTGCCCCTGAACCTAAAGTCATCTGATCGTAAAGATCACTATTGTTTTGTCCCCAGAGTTCATCAAACAAAACGAGTGACGGGTTCAAACCTGCTTGCCCTTTGAAGTCTGATGAGAGAACACGGAACACAGAACCGAAGCGTGGCATCTCTATCGCATCCCGATACACCTTTGATTCTGCAGCTAATAATGGGCTGTTAACTATCTGCTGTTTCGCTTCATTAAAAATAATTCGTGCTTGCTGTCTATCGTTTGCTACAGCATAAACTTCTGAACCTGATTCACCTGCGATCATCCCGTACACGCCAACAGCAGACATCATCAAACTTTTGCCCTGCTTGCGTGGCAAACCAATAAGCGCACGCCGATAACGCAACCTGCCTGTTACATCATTACGCTCATATAAAGAACGCAGCAGCCACTTCTGCCAGTTAGTAAATACCAACGGTTCACCAGACCGAAAGCCTTTGAGGACATTGAAATAGTTTTCTGCGAAACTTACAATCTCATCTCCGTCAGTAGCCTTATTTTTTCTTGCCGTATAAAACGCAGGTTTCCATTTATCGGCTGGATGAACGCTTTTCGGCAATGCGTTTGTTGAGATCGCTGAACTCATGCTTTGTTGTTTCACCTGTTCCTAACAATCCTCGCTCTGACGGACTAAAACCTATCTGCCCCAATAGTGTAATGATTTGCCGATCTACTTCACGCAGCGCACGGCGTTCACGCCACAAGGATTGATCTGCTTGCAACATGATACGCAGCCGTGTTCTTTCCTCTGTTGCTTCACACAACATTAAAATTAGTTCCGTGTCCATAGTTTGTTTAAGCCAACCTGCACCCGATTGCCAAACCTGATTCCAAAGCCTTCTGCCACCTTCACCGATTGGGCGATGAGGTTCAGGCACATGGTTGTTAGGTAACGCAATAATGTCTGCCGACTTTGTTACAGCAGGAAGTTTGCGCCCTGACGGATTGCCGATACGCATCTTGCGTTCTACAGGTTTCCGATTGCTGCCACCACTACCCTTGCCACCCATCAAATCAACTTTCTGTAAATGATCATTGTGCCATGCTACAAACAAAAAATGGGTTGCGCCTCCCCGATCAAAGGAAACGCAACCCACGAGGGGAAAATTGATTTTACTTAAAACATTCCTTCTAATTTTGTTTTGTATTCTTTTGGGATTCTTTTTGCACAAGAAGCACCGATTGGAAAGTAGCCTTGTGAGCCTTCTGTCAATTCAACTGCTACTGGATACAACTCGCTGCTTGTTGACATATGAACAAACCATGCTGTCGGAAGTGACTTGTTACTAATCGTTTGTCCGCAAAGGTGACAAGGATCAATACCGTGTGTTGCACGATTGTGTTTTTTTGCGTTCTTTTCTTTTTGCTCCCAAGAAACAAAATCCCATTCCTCTAAAGTAATTACTTCAACTGTGATTCCGTTTACTACTTTTGTTTTCATGATTCCCTCCTCAGGGCTTTGCTTGATAAATCAATCATACAGCGACCAAACCGAAAAAGCCAGCATTGTTTTGCTTTCCCATAAAACTAGTTTTGCTGACAGTATGCGCAAAGAGGGGGCACAGGGGTATTAGGTGTAAGGGTTATAGAAAAAAAGGTGTAGGGGGGGGTAGGGGAGTGTTCTGTGTGTCTCAGTGCTTCCTGATGCGTGTGGTGGGGTTTCATTGGGGTTGGATTGGTTTGTTTCCTCTACGGCTGTTACATGATCTGTGTGCTGCTGCTAGTGGGCTGTGGGGGTCTGCTGGTATCAGGTGATCGGCTGTAAATGGGTCGTTCGGTTGTTTTCCTTTGCCACATATCCAGCAGGCGATGGCTGTGTCTCGGATGTGTTTTGCTTTGCGTTTGTATTCGCCTTTGTAGTGGGGTCGGTCTGGCTTAGGGTGTTGTCTGTTCCATGTTGCTTGGCAGGTGTCGCAGCGTGGTGTGTTCGTAGTTAGTGTGCGACAGGTTAGGCAGGGTCGTTGGATGGGCATGGCTTACGGTGTTTGTCGCTGATGATCTTAGGCACGGTGTTGTTCCACTTAACGGAGTGATGTAGTCGTTTGTGTGTTGTTCCCATGTTGCGTACTGTTACACAGGATGGTGCCATCATTACTGTGTACATAGATTTCATATATGTTCCTGTGTCTAGGTACATCTCGGTCATGCCACCTGATCCACCTTGTGTTACTGGTTGTGTGAGCATTAGTTTGGTGGTGGTAAATAGCAGTTCGCCTCGTATGCCGTTCATGATGTAGGTGTTTACATCGTCATTCATTCGCCCGATGAAGGTGGTTGGTTTGTCGGTTCGGAATATAAATGAGTTCATTGCTTTACGAAACAATGGTTTCTTTGGTTTCTTATCGCTTGCGCCACCAATCCAGTCTCCTCCTTGTGACATAGCGAATGTTAGTGATCCAGTGTCCTCTAAGAAGGTGATCATTGCTTCTAGGACTAAATCCATTGATTTGATTTGGGTGAACTTAAGTGAGTCATCTTTAACGAAGCGATAGCCGAAAGTTGTGTAGTCATCGTCTAGTTGCATGAAGTAGTCAAGCCCTAGATCACGGGCGATTTCAAATGATGCGTTCCTAGCGAACACTGTTGCTCGTCTATCTTTGCCTGTGTCTGCTATGTCAAATGTTTTACCGATAGCAGCCTTATCAAATTGGATTACTTCTTTACCGAACTTGGCTCTGTATTGGTCTGCTGTTTTGTCCTCGTTGTCAATAATGATATAGATTTTTCCTGTGTAGCCACGCTTGCGTAAGGTGGTGTAGGTAACTACTTCGTTTGGTCTGCCGTGAGTAAGGATGAATACGGCAAAGTTTTTTTTATCACGCATCTTCGTTGTCCATTTGTTCCAGTTCGTCAATGGTTTGTGCAAATACTGCGTACCCGTTAGCGATGGCATCGTTAGCATCAATGATTATTAGTACGGATTGTTCCATTAGTTTTTGTATTTCAGGTGTTTGATGAGGGTAGAACTCAGCAATTTTGGAATAATCAAACACTGTATGTCTCATTGATGCTGTTACTAGGAATTGTTTTATATCGTCTGGAATGTTTGATTCGTTGATTTCTTTTTGTAGTTTTAGGCTGCGATCATCATTGAATAGTTCTTTAAGTTTTGGTTGATCACCAACTATTTCGTACTGTGGAACTTTTACTGCTTGGCTATATATGTTTTCTATATCGTCTGATGATGTGTATTCACCTAGATCGTTTAGCAGTTGATCTAAAGCATCACCGTCAAATAGTGTTCCTTCTAATCCTGTAGTCGTATCAGCAAGTTCTTTTAATAGTTCTGCTAATCCTGCATCGTCATAGTCTGCGAGATCGCTGGTTCGGTTGTCTGCTATCAAGATTCGTATTGCTTCATCGTCATCGCATACTACTGCGCTAGCAACAATGTTTTTCCAACCTAAAGCCTTTGCTGCTTTCCAAGTGTGGTTTCCTGCGAGGATTCGCCCTGTTGATTTCTGATAGGTGATCGGTCTGTATTGTCCGTGCGCTTTTAATGATTGACTGATAGCACCTACATCTCCTTGTCGCACATTGCGTGGGTGTGGGTGAACTGTGTCAATATCAATGGTTTGTGTTTCTATTTCGCTCATGTTATTTCTCCTTGATTGTGTAATCGGCATGACTCATATGAACAAATTGTTTTGTTCGTGTAATACAAATCCAAGTTGGGGCATCGCTATCGCAAAGGCAGCCAACTGTTTGTTCAGGATTCCATGTCAGGGTTGCTTGACATTTGTTGCAAGTAACTTTCATGATCTTGCAGGGTAAACAGGTGGTGACCAAGTGCATGACGGGTCATGTGGTGGGCGTGTTGCTAAAGCCATTTCACCATCAACATCCATCATGATGAGCAAATCAATCGGTTTGTCTCCTGTATCAAAGTTGCGCAGTGTGACTTTCCATCTGCTGTAGCCATCATCGTCAGCAAGAATGGTTATGAACTTTGGTTCTAACGCAAAGACTTCCATCAGAGTTCTTGTCCTTGTGACATCGCTACTTGAATACGACTAACAACGGAACGCAGTTGTGCAACTTCGTTGGCGATCTTTGCGTATGCAACGGTCAGCGCATCGTTGTTGATGCGTAAGTCATCCCGTTCCTCACGGACACGCTCCAAAGCCACTTGCATTTCATCGCATCGTGCCTGCCAATGTGCCAGTTCCACTGTTGCTGATTCACTCATTTCTTTATTCTCCTTTTCTTAATTTCTGTTTCTAATGCTTCCACAGTTTGAACTAACAAGTCCACTTCCATTTGTCCAACTGTCATCTTGCGTAGAAATGCTACGGCTGCTTCCAAGTCTTTTATTGTCATTGTTGTTCTCCATATCCAGTACCAATGCCATCATTGCAGATGGGCTAACTCTCTAACCGAGGAGGGTGAAGTGAGGTTGCGCTGCTTGCCATTGGTGCGCTCTTACTTTACCTGACCACTCATCTTTTGCCACTCCTCGTGGCGTTGTTTTCTTTCTCGTGAGCGCAGTTCTCGTTGGATACGGTTTCGTGCTGCTTGCGCTTTTTGCTCTCGTTGTATCCCGTCAATGATGCCAACATATATGCCAGCAACCAATCCGATTGCGATACCTGAAAAGACCAGCAATGCAGGGTTGTCAATAAACGGATTCATGCTGTGATCCGTTCTACTTTGCAAAGATGAACTTGTGCCTCGTTTAATGTAATCGCACATCTCATAAACTCTTGTGCGCCTAATTTAATGTCGTGCCCTTCTGCAGCAGAAGTCATTAAATTGATAAGCCAACTTAATGCACCTTCATCGGTATCTGAATCATACATTTCCATTGCTATTACCAAGTTGATTTCAAACAAGGCTGTCTCTCCCGTTGTTATCAACTCAATGTTTTCTACGGTTTGATTTGTAATTTTCATTTGCTGTTCTCCTTTTCCGATTGTTGAAGTTGTTGTAGTTGCCAATATTCTTTTTGTGGTTTCTGAGTCCACCCTTTTTCTTTTGTCCAACGATATTGAAACTCTGGTTTTTTATTTACCCATTCATAAGTTTTCATTTTGCTGTCTCCATTTCGTTTAGTAATGACTTTGCTTCTTGTGCTTGTTCGTACCAACGGTTTAGTAGGTCAAAATCTTTGCAAGTGTTTTCCCAAGCCTGATTCGCTGTGGTGATTTTGTCAAACTCTCCGTAGTGGTGATTTATATATGTTGTCATTTCGTTGGCTTCATCTTTGCTAACTCGCAAGTGTTTGGCGAGTGTGTCGCTTTCCTTTTGCCATCTTGTATGACCTGCCCAATACGCTGCGTTAGCGTAAGCGTGCATCGGCACTCCTTCCTCGTCAGCCAAGTGAATATCAACTAGTGGTTGAAGTTGTGGAAAGTGTTTAATAATGTCATCGTGGATGCAACCACCTGATTCCCAAACTTTCCTGCCGTTCTTGGCAAGTCTAAAGATGTCACCACCGATGGAGAAATAGGCGTTGCTATTTCCATCACGATGAACCAACTCTGACCTAACTTGGATTCGGTACTTCTCACCGTTTTCGTAGAATATTTTGTTCCACTCTTTTGCTGCTAATAGTTTCATTTGCTGTTCTCCTCTGTTGGGAATTGGTAGCCACAGTTTTCGCAAACTTTGGTTTTCATTGATACTGGTTTTGCGCACGAACGGCAAGCCACATCTCGTAGGCTGCGTAAGTGTTGTGGTGTGCGATATGTTTTCACACCGTTAATTTCGTATAACGGATATTTCATTTTGTCTCCTCGTTTTTTACTGTTACGAAACCTTCAACATCTTTGCAAGGCTTATAGGTTCTGTTGCTAAAATCTCCAGAAGGAATCTTTGAATCAACCATTTTTGTAAAAGCGTATGCGTTGTAACCTTTTGCAATCAATGCTTTGGTGTAATTCTCTAATTGACTAACAAACTTTTTTGTGCAAAGTTCGTGGCGTTCTATTCTTTCCTCGTCAGTCAAACCAATATTTTCTACACCGTTGTAAGTTCCCATTGACGCTTTGTATTCAATTTTAAAATCACCGTTTTCTAACTGTGTAGAAACCCAACCCGAAGTTGGTGATCCATATCCACGAACCATGCTGGATGCGTTCCAACCTGCCTTCGTGCATCTTGCATCGTTAAGTGTGCGTGCTATCCCAACTTTTGTTGGCTTCTTAAATGCTGCTGTTTTCATAATTTCCCTCCTCAGGGCTTTCCTTGATAAATCAAGTATTACCTATTTGCAGCAAACTTGCCAACCTTTAAACTTGATAAAACCCAGTGCCAATACGGATTTCATAACTTTCTTAAAACTTTATTTAAAAAATATTAAATTGAACAGCCATTCCACGCTTGCCAACCACAGCCACCATTAGCCCGATTGTATTTGATAATCGCCTCTGCAGCAGCAACATTAATTTCAGGAACAAACAAATCTGCTGGAACAAGATCACGCTTCATAACAGTTTGCAAAAAACCTTTCGGATATGAAGTCGTTTTGGAAAGCCAAAACAAATTGATCTGAAACAAACCAAGCGAACCCTTAACACCTTTAACAGTTACAGGATCAAGTTTGTTGTGCGCCAACTTATTACAGCGTGACTCACGAAACGCAATCCGATCAGCCATACGCACATCAGCGTTACTCCAACCAGCCTCCGTTGTAAGTTTCCACACATTCATACAATTCACTTTGGGTAAACGCTTCGCATCAACAGCCGAAACATTTGTGAACCCTAAACTTAATGCCACAATACAAACAAAAATCTTTTTCATAATTACTCCGTTCATCGTAAGTCCTTCTCATGGAACTTGGATTGGCTCTGAGCCTCGTTCGCCTACTTCGGCGTGTGCTTTTACTCTAACACCTGCACCTTAAAGCACATACAAAATATATATTTTATGTTCACAACAAACTTAAACACCAAAGCAAAGGCAGAGATGTAATGCCCCCCGTTGGTATGCCACACTCCAACACCCTATTTATTTTATTACGCTGCGCCTCACCATCTTGCGTAAATCATTTCGTGTTGCATGATTAAGCGCATGGTGATCTAACTGTGTTACCACAGGTCATCCAACTACCTTGCGACAGGTTTAGGTCTATGCAACTAGCCGATTGTTAAACTTTTATTTCAAACATTCACACCTTGTAACTGTTGTGCAAACATTCCCACGAACATCAATATCCATAAAACGCCCGTGTACAACAACACCATCTACAATTCTTTCCCCGTCATCCCAACCAGTACCATTACAAATCTCGCACGGTAAAGAACTCTCAAGAACTTCTTTTAAAAGAGTTCTCACCATACTTTTAATCTCTGGTAGCGATGGAATCGCATTATGTTTCTCTATAAGCCCCATTAATTCTCTGCCTTGCTTTACATCAATGGAAAGCAGTAGCGCATCCTCACGCCACAAGGCTTTCATACCGTTACGAGGCACAGGTGTCGTTGGATACATTCCACATATCTTGTCAATCATTGAATCAATCTGAATTGGTGTCATCTGCAACCCTCCTCTGCAACTTTTGTAGTGAACCTAGCAGCAAAGAATACGGTTGAAGCATCTCTTTGGAAACACTATAAAAAGTATCGGTGATATTGCGAACAGAGTCGTGTGCCTCAACAACTTTCCAACAATGTTTTGTTTTCGGTGACAAACACAAAACGCCGTTACCTTTTTGAGAAACAAAAACATACGCTAAAGGCTTAA